ACCATGCAGCTTTTCTCTGCTGGCCAAAAAAACATATCGCCAAGAATGATTGCGTCCAGCACGTCTTCGTAGGTGTGCGTGCCACCAGATCGCTCAAGCGCCGACTCAAGCAACTCGCGGTATGGGCCTACGGTGTCTGCCGCCTGCTTAACTAAAATTGCTTCGCTCATATTTGCACCGCCGATAAATTTCCGTTGTTTTCCACTGCCAACTTAAACCGCGTGCCATTGGGGCTTTGCAGAATCAGCCGGTCATTGCGCAGCTCTATGTCCTGATTCTTTTTTCTGTTCATGTCATCAGCCTGCTCAATTAGCAAGTTGCGCTGTGACTCAACGCTTTGGTCGTAAGAATTTGGTGAGTTGGGTAAAATCATCGTCTACTCCCGGCTACCACTTCTAAGCGCATATTGCCCACTCGCCAGCTGGTAGGCTGGTCGCCGGTTACGCGCATCTGCACTTGCCGTCCTTGGAAGCGCACGCTGGTTGGGTTGGCCATATTGAAAGGCCCGAAAGAGCTTTCTGCGCTATTTGGGTAAATTCTAGTTTTGAATGTCGCCGTGACATCGCCCTGGGTTTGTTCGTCGGGAATCAGTGAGGTTGCGACCATCATTCTGTCGCCAGCGCCGATTTGCATGGGGCCGGTTTCAGCAAATACATCGCTGTCTGTGTCATAGGCATTGCCGACTTCGTGTTCATAAACATATCCGTCTGCACTTGTGTAATTAGGAAAAACAAACGCGCCAATGTCAAAGCCTGCAGTGCGGGCCACCTTGCCAATCTGCCAGTGGTTTTCGCGGTAGTTGTAGCTCACATAAGAATCGTTCTCTGTGGTGCCTGCGCTTGGGTAAAACCAAACGACCTCACTAAACTGCGAGTTTACGACTGCAAAAACCTTAGATCTCTCTGTAGTGTTTAGGTGCGAGAATATAAAATCGCCAACGCTAGAGCGCATCGACTGCACTGAGCCGTTGTAAGAATAAAAGCCATTGTTGCCCATCCAATACGCTGTGCCATCTGCTACCGCGCAGCCATTGGCGCTTATCACGCCGCAGCCTGTACCTGCCTGTCTGAAGCCATACACGAATGGCGGGCCTTGGTATCGGGCAGTGTGCGCATCTATGTCTGTGAGCAATAGCGTTTCGCCACGCATTCTAACGCCCGCCATCAGGTTGCCATTGGTCGCCAGGGTAAAAGAGCCAGCTTGGTTAGTTGCAGCTGGTGCCCAGACGTTGCTTTGCTCTTGGTCTGAGAACGCCACCTTGTTACCTACACCGCCCGCCCCCAATGCGAACACGAAACGCTCTTCGCTCACAACGATTGCGGTGGTGCTGGTGGGTGCGTTAGATAGCAGCGCTGCAGGCGTGCCAGTACTATTTGCCCACTGGTAGATCTTGCCATCGGATGTGGCGCACGCAATAACGTACTCCCCGAAGGTGTCTAGTGACCAGGTGGTTGCTGGCGTATAAGCGCCGCTGTCCGGGCGCGGTGTGTTCCAGGTGCTGGCATTCCAAGTGAGGCCACCATAGCCGAGGTTCTGGACTGCGTTTGCGTTGCCCGTGGTGAACCCTGACGGGGTTATATCAGTAAGCGTGTTGTCTTCGCCCACAAAATATAATTTAGTGTGCGTGCCTGCGACTGTTCGCCTGTTACGGCCATTGTCTAAGTAGCTGATGATTGCCCTGCACACGCCGTTCATTGCTGCCGTTGTGCGCTTACGCCAGCCGCCGATGGGCTGCATAGCGCCTTCGTACCAGCGCACTAAGTTTGCGTCTGACCAAGTGTTTGCTTGCTGCAGAGCAGTACCGTTTTTAACTACACCAGCTGGCGGGCTTACGTTAAGCAGAGGCATCTTCGTACTCCCCTGTTTCAATCATCTGACAAAGCTCTTCAGCCCGTGCCCCGACTTGCTTAGACCAAAGGCTGTTGTCGAATTCCATGCCCGCCATTATGTAGTCACCGCCAGCCATAAACCCCAGCGCCTTCTCAAACTTGAGCAGCCGGGTAAGGCCCAGATTAAAGGCAATTGAAACCATCGCGTCTTTTCTGGCAAGGTTTAAATTCTTGTACCACGGAAACGTGCTCTCAAGCTCAGTCTCAACTCGGTCAATGTCGTTAGACAGCAAGAAGTCAATCTCGGCATCGCATAGGCCGATTCCACCGTCTTCGTCAATATTGCGGCCAACGCCAATTGTGGTTTTACCTGCGCTGCACTGATAGGCGAATGGCTTCACGCCCTCATGCCTTTTGAGCATTTCAAAAAGATTGCCACTGCTCATTAGCTCTCACCCTTGTTAGAAGCGCCAAAGTAAAAGCTAACCACTGCGCTCACTATGCCGCCAAGGTATCCAAGCACTAGGTTGACGATTGATTCGTTTGTTTCTGGCATTAGCGTCACGATGGACACATAAGCGCCAAAGAAAACAAAGGCCAGCAGCGCCAGCACTTTAGGGGTCCAATCGCCAGCGAAAGACTTGCGGGCGTTCTGAGTGTCTTGCACTTCCAGCGCGAACACATCCACATCAAGCTTTTTCATCTGCACAGCGAATTCGTTATCTGCAGCTGCGATCTTTGCTAACTGCTCTGGGGAGGCGTTTTGCACCGCCTTTTGCAATTCCTTGGGTTCCGGGTCGCATCCCAGCACGCTGGCAATAGCTTTGGCTGCAGTGCCGCCAAGTGGCCCGCCTAATGCTTGGCCCAGTGTCGGCGCAAGGCTAGAGACAACATTTTTTATAAGATCAAATTTCATAGTTAATCCCAAGTTTTTGTGTTCGCCCGTATCTTCTTCGGGATGCAGTAGGCGCTTATATTTTTCTGGTTGCGCTGATTGTTGCCAATTTTGACCGCGCCAGATTCAACAAAATATGCGAACTGGTTGCACCTGGTCACGTCCCGAAAATAAAACTCTTCTTTCAGCTGCTCACCATCAACAATCACTATTAGCAAAAACGCCATAATCATCTGTTAGTAAGCCAAGCCAGTAAGCCGCCTATCGTGGCTGGCACTAAAACAATCACAACCGCGAATATCAGCGCGTATTGCGTTAACTCTTTCCTAAACTTCTTCTTGCGGGCTTCTTCTGCCTTTAAAAAAGCTTGGCGGTTTTTACGCGCTTCCGCAGTTTTGGCCTGCATCTCGTTCCAGAGATCCATGCGATGAGTGGCCTCAAAAACTTGCCTGATCGCAGCCCTAGATTGCCTCAGTTGCTCCTCGGCCATAACAATCTTCATCGCCTCAGCTTCGCTTAAATTCTTGCTGTTCTTAGCGCGCTGAAGATCAAATTCGCTAGAGCCAAGGCGTGCTATCACCGAACCAAGACTTTCTATATTTGAAGCCGCACCCGCAGCCATCTCAAGCGCCTTGCACGCAGCCGTCACTGCCGCAACAGCCTCTAAAATCACCTGTTAGCCTATAGCAATAATAAGCGGAACCAACACAGAGCTAAGTACCAAAGCGTAAAGGCCGTAGATCATTTGCTCTAAACGAACAAACTTTGCCGCGCCACTGTCAAGCCTACGCTCAATGCTTTGATATCTAACGACGCACTCTCGTTCGTGCGCCTCAATCGAGGCCAAAGCCTTTGCTGTTAATTCTTTCTGAGTCACTGTGACGCAGACTCTTCAGCTTCAACCGGCTTGATTGAGTTGCGAATGTCCGCTTCCCAACTGGCGATGCTGCGCTCGTTTTCGATCAATTGAATTTGCAAGGTTTGCTGCACTTCGCGCAATTGTTGTACGCGCTGAATCATTACCTGCGCGTCTTGCTCAAGGTCGCTGAATGCAAACTCTTGGCCGTCTATTTCTACTGTAGGGTCGCTCATTATGATTCCTTATGCTGCCCAGGGCGTGCCTGATCCATTCGTGGGTTTGATCTGTAGGTCTATATTGGCCTGTAAAGATGCTTCAATAGCCTCTTGATCTACACCATTCGCGAAGCACCAGCCAAGTACTTCTGCTTCTGTAACTTCTGCATACGGCGTGTAATCGCCAGACTCAGGGTCAGGGGTAAAACCACAGGTGCCGTAGGATGTTGCTGTATAGGTCGCAGCGTCATCGCCAGTGCCTACAGTTTGTTCTGCGTTAACACGCCAGTGCGCTGTGGTAATGCCCCCGTCACTTAGTTCTCTGTCGCATTGTGAAATTGTCCATGTGTTTGT